CAATAACTGGGGGGTTGATTGATTGGTAGTGTTGCCTATTCCTAACTGGCCACTGCCATTATGACCACAAGCATACAAACTGCCGTCATCGGCTAAAAATAAGGTGTGTCGTCTGGCATTTTGGCTATAGGTTTTACCTAACTGAACATCGACTATATTCACCCCATTTAAAGCCGTCACTTTTGTTGGAACTAAAACAACAGCTGTATTGCCTACGCCTAACTGTCCGTAGGCGTTATGCCCCCATACCCATACCTCGCCATTATCCATAAGCACAATATTGTCTTGACCCTGCCTTTCCCACTTGATCGGCCTTCCTGTTGTCCCAATCGGAAAAGCTGGTTGCACCATAAAGGTAGAATCGTCAAGATAACTTCCTTTACCAAGCGCACCATTCCCCGCAACCCCCCAGCATCGTAAAGTACCGTCATCTAAAATAACCCCACCAGATCGATAACCACCATCATAAGCTGCACCATCGGTATTTGGCAAGTCAACCACTCGGCGTTGTGGGTTCTGTTGCCACTGAACCGTAGAGTCTGCCCCAACGCCTAAAATATCGTATTGATTACCAACCTGCAATCGAGTAACAGACGTTCCGTTGTTGTATAACAAATCACCTTTAGCTGAGAGCAAAGTGGCGGACAGCGCACCCAAAGTAGCTCTAGCGGTTGCAGCATCCGGATCGTCTAAAAGCGTTTGAGCGAACGCGCTAATGCCCAATGTTGTCAACGCAGTAGCAGCATCGGGATCGTCAATAAGAGACTGCCCAAATTCCGATACTGCATAATCGCCGACAGAAGCTCCGGGTCCCGCTTCGGGAGCCCCAGTAGTGTTATTAAAGAACATATACTTGCCTTTTCGCTCGTCAAGCGGTGGGAGCTCAATGGGCGAATCTCCAATATCTGACGGCGACTGGCGAATTGTCCGCTCGCCATCTCTCTGAACTTGCTGTATAAGCGCAATAATTTTATTTAATGCCAAATTCATAGCAGCCGAGCTAAACGCACCGGATGGAGTAAAACCAGTGGTTCGCTCCGCCGGAATGTCGCGGTAAAGCGTGACGTTGTCGTTTAACGCTAAACCGGCGTTAAAAACAACTTTACCGCCAGCTAGCCCATCGGCAATGTCCGCTGCTGCGATTGCGGACCCGTCTGAGTTTTTAACCGTATAGTCTGTAGCCTCGGTTTTTAAAACATCGTTTAGATACACTTGAATATCTGACGTTGCATAAATTACATAAGTAAACACAAAGTCAGTTTGATTTGCGGTAGCCGCATATTGGTGAATTGGATTTATATCGTTTACTGGTACGTTTGGCATAATGTTTCTCCTATATTATATTACTATTCCGCCTTCGGTGCAAACCGAGTTACGGGGGCAGTCTTTCCCTCAACAAAATATTCTGCTTTATCCGACACTGCCCGAGCCGTAATCTCTGGGTATTCAAGTAATAACCGCTCCTGTGCCAGTTTCAAATCTGTCTGATACAGTTTTCGCAAGGCTCCGCCACGGGTCGCCGTTGGGCGGCGAATCTTTTCCATTTCTTTAGCCGGTATAGCTGGCAACGACTGGTATAGATTTGACTCCGTAAATTTTAACAGTTTGTCATACGTCTTTAACTCGCCCATCAACTCTAGTAACCGATTGTACTCATCGGCATTTAAACGCGCTTGTCCTATTGGGGTGGGTAATCGACGACTCGGCTTACGAATAATAGTACCGTTGTTTAACTCCTCAATGGCCAGTTTGTCGTTTGCGCCATATTGCGTGATTGAAATCGGGATTATATTGCCCACCGCTGTTGAACGCCTTGGAATCGGTCGTCCAAATTTATCAAGTTTGTCCTCGCCTAAATTTAATCGAGCCAATACACTTTCCCACAACGTATCGGTTTGTTTTTTATTGTCTTCGAAAAACCGAGATGTCCAAGCTACTGCGCCCGGAACCGTCAAACCTGTAACTAAACTCTTACCGGTTCGCTTCAGCCCATACTCGTCTTGTTCCGTCAAAATGTTAAATAGATCGCCCAATTGCCCCGTGAAGTTTGAACTCATAATCTGATCGGCAGTACCGAGCATAGCTGACGATAAATAATTCGTAATATCTTCGGCAAGGTCGTCTTCAATAGTATCGCCGTCCATGTAGTGAAACAATTCCACCACATTGGCCGCTCGGATAAAGGGCGCGCTCAATGGGCTAAAATCGTTTAAGCCAATAACCGTATTGCCAATGCGCATCGAGTTTTCAAACATGCCGGCATTGTCTAAAGTAGCCCGTTGTCCCGGATCTTTTATGACCGACCCGCGAACGAAGCCATCATACGCCATCTTAAAGGCCAATGTATGCACTCCGGTAGAGATAGCCATTCGGCCAACCGCTAAATCCCTCTCACGGCCCGATCCGCTGCGTATTGCTTTTTGAGTTAGTGAATCTCCGCGCACATTTAACAAACTTAGGGGAGATTTTGACAATTCGTACTTGGTCAAGTTATATGTAGTTTTTACAAACGGGAATAGCAAGTCGCCCCCCGGTATGTTGCGAACTAACGACTCGGCGGCTTTACCGACGCCCGTGAGGTCTTCCGTTAAACTGACTCGCTTAGCTTCGCTCCACGCCTGCCGACCTGCCGCCATTTGCTGCGCAACCGTTTTATCTTTTAGCGAGCTTAACTTTTTTGCGTCTAAAAAGTCTTTCAAGTTTTCTTGTTCCCAAACATCAGTTGTTAGCTCTTTTACTCGAGCATTAAACGCTTCTCCCGTCAGCCCTTCGTTTGTCGCTCTAGAGATAGCTCGCGCCTTAAGCTCTGAACGAAACACAATCGCTTGCCCAACGTGATCTTTGTTGCGGTAAAAACCCAGCACCGGCTCCATCGCCGACGTTGCGTAATCTAAGCCCCGTAACACAACGCTATTTGGCTTCCCGGCTAACTCTGCAATTTTAACATCGGTTTCTTGAACATTTAATTTTGTACTTGAATCCAAACGGACAGACTTAGCTTTTTCTACCATGTCGTCTAAAAATGAACCCACGCCAGTTTTTAACCCTTTAATAGGCCCTTTCTCAACCACGGCTTCGGCACCTTTTTTAGCATTTAATTTTGCAATCTTTGCCGTGCCAACCACAACTTGTTTCCAATAATGTGCATACCCTTCTGCCAACGCTTTGGCCTCAGTAAATGTAATATCCGTAGGGGCCGTAGCTTGCCTAAACGCACCATTCCGATACGCAGTATCCGTAAACCCCAGCCAGCCTTTTTCTTGCTTAATTGCTTTGGCCGCTTTAGCCCCGCGTCGCGCCGAACTGACCGTCGCCCCCGCAAACCGGTCTGCCACTTCCCACGTATGTCGATACATATCTGAGGTGACATCGCGGGCCATAGACACTGGGGATGATAGTAGAAAACTTTTAAACCGACGAGCAATCAAGTCGTTGACATCTTTAACTTTTGTAAGCGTTTGTTTACTTGGCCCGCCAAGAAAACCCGCAACGTCACCGTCTAATTCAGCCAACGATACAATCGCTTTAGCTAAATCTTGCCTATCCTCGACGCTAATTTGCCCCTCAGCTAACGATTTCTGCAACGAGTTAAAAAAACTGACGCTACTCTCTTTGCTTCGGCGTTGCATACCCCTAGCCGCTTCGCCCGCAACATCCTGTGCAGTCCGCGCAATTTTTAGGTAATCTTCGGCCAGCTCCAACGCAGTGGTGACTGCTCGCTCATCACCCGCTTTAATAAGGGGCGCCAAATCAGTAAACGCGCTTTTAAGCTCTTGGTATTGGTTATCTTGAATAACAGTTACCGCAGCAATCTGCTCGTCAATCTTTAACTCCTTAGCTGCTTTATATGCGTCTCGCGACTTTAAATCCTCTACCGTTGTGCCAAGTAGTTTTGCGGCTTCGTCTAACTCTTTTCGGGTTTTAGTTTCTTTAGCTGGCTCCTCAACCGCTTTCTTTAACCGCTGTACCGCCTCGGGGGGTTGTGCCTGTTCCTTAGCTAATTTATCCAAGCGGGTACGAACTTTAGCCATTTTTTCCCGCACTGGTTTGACAGTCTTTTCGACTATCGTTCGAGCTTGGTTTACTCGAGCCATGTCGCGCACGGACCGAACGCCTTTCAGTACGAAATCGACAGCAAGCTTAGCACCTGCGGCCTCTAACGCATTAACAAAACGTGCCTCAAACGGCGAGTCCTCTGCGTCTTCTTTTAAATACGCCGGTAATTTTTTAGCCAGTTCGGGGTCTACCGCTTTAACTAAACTTTCAGTTAATGCCATTCGCTCCTCAAATCCAATAAACGCTGCGGCCGCCTCTTGCGCTGTCGTTTTTATAGCCTTCGGTACTTTGGCTGCTGCTTTAGCAACCCCCGTCGCACGGGATGCCTGACCGATTGGTAAAAACGCTGCGGCAAACTGCGTAATAGACTCCGCCACGCCCCCCGCTGCTGTTTTAGTCTCTGGGATAATGTCTTTCACGCTTATTTTCTCGCGCATAATGTCCAACACTTTTGGGTCTATGTATCCGCTCGTGTCGGTTGCACCAACTAAATCAATGCCTAAATTCTTTATAGACTCAACCGTATTTAAAACACCAGCCACCGCCCCTTTCGGTATGTCCATAACCTTGGCCACGACGTCTGGGTCATCAAACGATTGCGCTAACGGATCATACGAACCCCCACCACCGAGGCCTCCCAACGCTTCTCGGCGAGACTCAGCTTTTAACTCCCGACGAATCTGCTCGTCTATCCGTTCTCGTGTAGCCACGCGGGCTGCTCGAGCCTCCTGCCCACTCGCAGTGTTCTCCATGCTGACGGCAATAGCATCTTGAAAAGTAAGGTCTTGTTGTTCGTCTAGTCTATCGCTCGCCACTATTTAGCTCCTTTGACATTGTTTTGTATTGCTCTCGTGATATGTCCCCATTCTCAAACGCTTCGCTTAACTCCTCTTTCGTTTTGTACGTTGCGGCCTCCGGCCCCTCCATGGCTTCTCGAAGTGCGGGGTATACGTTTTGTTCCGCGTATTGCTTTAACTCAAGCGTCGTTTTTATCTCGCCACGCTCGTAAGCATCCGCCATAGCTTCCATCTGGGTAGCAATTAGCTCATCGGCATTGGCTTCTCGTTCTGTAATTTGCCCCGTTGAGGCCGCCGCAAACGCCGCAAACACATCAAGCGGCTTGCCGCCGACAATTGCGTACATCCGCTCTTTAATGCTATTCATCGCCGGTGATTGGAAAAATTCATTTTCTTGCTGTTTTATTGTATTCATGACATACGTCAAATCGCCCGAGCTCAACCCAGCGGGGTACTCCCCCCTTAAAATTTCCTCTTTAACAACTTGGCCCTCGCCTTGGTAAATCCTCAGTGCCAACTCCCGTTTAAGTAATGGATCTGTCTCCGCCGTTTTGTTTTGTAAATTTTGGGTAAACTCACGTAACTGCTTTCGCTCTTGAAAAGTTTTACCAGTAGATACCAATTCCGCCGCCGCTTCGTTGAACGCGGGGTCGTTAGGATCCATACTTGTCAACTGCTCGCCAAGAGCCAACTGTTGCTCAACCCGTTGGGCTTCTTGCTGCTTTTCAGCGTAGGCTTCTGCCTGTAATTGTGTGTTAAACGCTTGTTTAACTTTTTCCGCCGCTTTTAGTTTTACGTCGTCGGGGAGGTCGTCAAACGCTTCAATGCCTGTGTCACCGGTTTGTACTGCCGCCATGAAGCCAATCATATTGTCTTGCGCAATCGCATACGTAGTAAGCTGGGACACTTGAATACTCTCAATCTCTGCCGCACGCTCCACTGCATACTTCCGATCTAATAACGCAACCTGCTCGGGCGTTTGATACCCCTTTCGCAACACCTCACTTTGTAGCCGACGCTCCCGACTGTCTTCAAGCTCCCCAAAACGGATTACAGCTAATTGTTGCCCTTCCGGCGTAGACACGTCGATATTTTTTAAACTTTCAACAATCTGTTCATGATAGCTCTCATTTGCTTTTTGTTGATCTAATTGTAAATTGTTACTAAACGTCTCACGAGATTTAACCAACCGTTGATTAATAATCCCGTTGCTCAATACAGATAGCTTATCCCTGTATTGCTCGGGAGCTTCGCTAACTAGCGTGTTCACAAACGCCGTTGCTAAACCGTGGGCCTTGTCTGGGTTTGGGTTTTCGTCAAAAATTCTTGCGACCTTTGTTTCAACGTCCGACGCAGCAGACGTATAATACAAATCGGCTGTTGCTTGTTGGGCGATAAGATTTTGCCGCTGAAACGCCACAAGCGTTGAACTAGCCAAGCCAAGTACACGCTGTTTAGCTTGCTCGGCACCCGCAATTCCAGCCGGTGTAACCGACGGAGCTTGAACCGGAGCCGACCGCAATGATACGCCTTGCCCTGAATACCGAGGCGTTCGAGAAGCTAAACTCATCGAGCCCCGCCTCGCATACCGTAATATGACGATAAGCCCGCTAACGGGGCCCCCAGTAGTCCACTAGTCCGAGCTTGTCCTGCGGCGTATCCATATTGCCTTGCTTGAGCCCGCTCCTGAGCAATGCTCGTTCTCAACCCAAGCTCTCGAGTAGACGTAAACAGTTTGCCTAATCGGTCTGCTCGCGCTACTTTACCGACGTCCGCGGTTTGTAACGCCTCGAACGACCTGCCAGATACCCCCGCCGATCCGAACGCCGCTTGTTGTGCCGACATAACTTCTCGCAATTGTTGCTGCCGTTGTAACTCGTCTTCTGCCGCTTGGGTTTTCTCCGCCTGTACTTGGAGCTCCAGTTGTTTTGCTTGCAATTCAGATTGTCGTTTTTGAAACTGAGCCATGTTTGCTTGCGCTTGCGACTGGCTATACACCGAGTACGCTGAGATTGCTGCGATAATTGCTACGAATGGTACTGCCATAATTACTCCTATTTTACCTCAACTAGAGTCCCTAATACAATAAATTCTAACGGTTCGGTTTGGGTAATAGTTATCGTTGGCTCTCGATCGACACCGTTTAAATACACTTTTTTGTACCCGGAAAACGTTTGGATAGGTGAGTCGAATAAATCTCCGAATTGCCGAAACGCCGGCTCATAAATATTATTCAAAAATTGCACCTGAATGTTTCGAGAGTTATGCAACCGAATCTGAGCACTAACGAGTCGCCGATATTGGCCTGCCATTGAATAACCGCCAAGGTCCACGTCCACCGGCAACGTCTCTATACTAGCTGAGAAATTAATGCCCGCTTCAATCGCACTAACTTTTTGGGAGCTTGTAAAATTCCCACTGGCCACCGTCACATTTTGCAATATGTAATCGTCTCCCCGGACTTTTACCGTCTCCCCGTCCAAATGGCCGTAGCCCGTCCACGTATCTGTAGGCGAGCCGCTAGTTGAAAGTTTGGAAGCGTCCATATACGCAGCCTCGTTAAACTTCTCAATATAACGTACCGTACCTCCATTGATTGTCCGTTTAACAATTACATAAACCTTTTCATCCACAACGGTAATGTCCTCAAATTCACCCTCAGTCGTAAACAAACTCCATGCGGCCAGTCCAACCGAACGCAATGCGCTAAACACGGCAATAGTCCCGTCAGTATTCAATAAATACACAAAATCGGCCGGGACCGTACTGGTCGCTTTTCGCACTACTAAACTGCGAGACGCCTTAATTAAATGCGACGAATACACCGACACGTTGGCGGCGTTGTAACTTTTTTCTACGTCGTTGTATAAAAACTCTCGAATAACACGGCCATTGTTCTGCACAAATATCGTGGCACCGTCAACCGACACCGGCGTAACTGCACTAGCTCCGTGGCCAGTCGCCGGCAACACTGAGATGTTTTCGGGCGTAATTGGTTCAGTCTCACGGTTGGGCACATAATACTCTCCCGCCGTCGTAAAAATCTGAAACGTGCGCCCGGGGTATATTCGCTGAATTGCATTAAGCTCGTCGCTATCCAGCGTCACATCAATGGCGTCGGCGGCGTTACTGCCGTTAATATCAAAATTATAAAAGTAGCTAACCTTCGAGCCCCATAGCGTTTGCGGACGCGCCTTGCTTCCGCCAAACCACAACCGAGATTGATAAAATGTTAAACTCGCTGGCCACCCACGACTTGCGCTCCACGCTGGTTCATAACCCGATTCGTACTCCCAATCCCCGCCGTCAATCGACGTATCGGGAAAATCAACGTGCACGTCCCCAACAACCTCAGTCGCACTAACATATTGCGTAATAAACAGTATCCCGCCTTTCTTACCGATCACGTATTGATTAACGCTTGCTGCGCTAAAGATATTGTGAGTTGAAGTAACCGTCACATCCCGGCCGCTTGCTGAGCTTAACGTCAAATGATTTGTCGCCGGTTCGGTCACCGTAACGCCACTAAACGCATACACCGGAATGTGCTCAAACGTAATGTAAGCCGCTGTCCATGCTGTATGCGACGTTCGCTGAATTTGAATCGGCGCAACATCCGGGTGCACTAAAATTAAAGTGTCCGCTGATTGCGTAAAATCCATCTCTTGTATTTGCGCTAACGTTAACGTGGATACCGGCGAGCTGCTAACCGTCGCTTGCAAAACATCATCCTTATACACTTTGAACTCGCCAGCAGTAAACACCAACAAATATGTTTGAATGTTATTAAACTCAAAATTAATCAAGCGAGCTTCTTGGTTCGACGTCGTCGCCGCAACATACTCTAGCCCCTCCCGGCGAAACGCGTACCCCTCGGGGCTTACGTACACGTTCCTTAATTGCTTAGCCGAATCTGCATACCGCTCCCGCCGAATATCCATAATCGACGTAGGGCTAATCTCGCCCCCCACGAACGACCGTTGTGCGGCTATAAGTTTTGTTTTACGCGCCATTAGCCCCTAACCGCAAGGTAGCTCTGCGTTCCCGGTGCTGTTCCTGTCCCCCCTGAATTTTGAGAATCTATTAACTTAGCGTCAATCAATTGCTGTTTTAATAGATTGCCATAGACCACCGCTTTATCCGAGTCTTCTTGCAATGCAATAGCTAATAGTCGAGCCATAGCAAACTCAAGCGCACGGGCAAAATACGCTGGGAACTTATTTTCGGGCGGGGAAAACGCATACGTGATTTTTAATGCCGTTGCGTTACAGTATATTTTATCCTCGTGAATCTCGTAATCTAACGCCGGCGGATCTTTCTTAATCAGCCGTAAATAGTTAGCAGGCAACTGAAACGCCGAAGAAAACCCGTATAACGGAGCGGCCGCTAATTTATTAAGCTCAACTTGGTTAATAGCAAACCGCCAAGGATGGCTCTGTAACAAGCCATCCTTAGTCGTGTCATATAACGCTTTACATAGTTTAGCCTCGCGCGTACTATCGGAAAACGACGCGATCTCGTCAGCTCCAATCAGAAGTAGCGCAGCGGTGCACAAGCTAACTTTTGTAAGCGTCATAAGCTCTAGTCTGTGTCAGTAGCTGTGATAACAAGCCCATCGGTTACGTCAACGACGCCACCAGTGTTGCTGTTAACAACGTTAAAACTGTGAACCGGGGTTCCGCCAGTTGAAGACACAACAAGAATTATATCGTTCACTTTCAAGTTTACGGACCGATCATTAAAATACCCGGCCGCTCGAATTACAGACAACGCATCGGGCGAGCTGTAAATAAACAAATCGGGAGTCTCTTGTCCGTACTGAGTGATCGCTTTAAATGAATTAATATCAAATGCCATTTTCCTGTCCTCCTTATGACTCGTCAGTAGTAATCTCAACGACACCTAACGGATCGATAACGCCCGCTTCCGCCGAAAAATACATAATAATCTCGTGGGTCAGAGTAGTTGCATTAAATTCTACGAGCATCGTATGGTCGCGGTTCAGTACATACCCAACTGCAGTTTTAGCATACGCAAAGTTTGTTCGGTCATTACCGGCCAAAGGCAATCCAAGTTGCTTTCCATTCTTCCCAATAAACTTAAAATCAAAACCGTAAAAGCTAGATATGCTACCATTCACCAAAGTTTTGACTGCGCTCGTATCAATCGTTTTCACGTCAGTTTCTTGAGTCAAGTGGTGCTTACCTCGCACTCCAGCAACAATGTAACGGTCTTCAGCCGGTACCCCATCTTCGTCAAGCAATAGTGATGCTTGAGCAATCATGGCAACGTTTAGGTTGTCGTTACTACCAGATATGTTTTTAGCAACAGTTTTTGACGGAGAAGACGCAACCAAAGCATTAATGATAATCTGATCTTCTTTTCGGCGACAAGCTGCGGTAATTCCCGGTTTTAACTCCGCAAGCGCATCGTAGGGAACTTCGTTTTTTAGAAAC